TTGCACGCTCATGCCCGCCAATGTTGCTGTGACTTGGGCTAACTTAGCGTCGACGCTAGTCTGGGCAATCTCGTTGACACGGGCTTTGAACTCAGGAGTTCCAACTTTTAAGCCCTCGTCCTTTGCTTGTTTACCCGCCGCAGACTCAGGCTCACCAGACTTGATAAAGTCTTTAATAATTTCAGTCGTAATAGCCCGCTTGCTCTTCATTTCTTCAGACGCTAATGAGCGCAATGTTGTAAGGTCGTCTTTAGCAGATGACATGCGCATCTTCTGGCCTTCAAGACCCATTTGCAACTGAAGTGCACGCTGAGCCTTCTTAGCATCGCGCTCATCTTTGCTGTAAGCCGCAAGTTCTTTATTTACATTACTAAGTGACTCAGCAAAGTTACCAGTCTTTGTGGGTGAGCCAAACGCAGAAGCCAGACGGAAATACATCTCTGCCTTAGAAGGAGCCGCATCAGCAGAACCCTTCATAGCCTCTTGAATCATTTTTTGAAACGCCATTGACTCTGTATCGGCGGTTTTACGCGCTTTTTCAAGTTCAGAACTGTAGTCAGTTGAATCACCCGCATATCGTTGGAGCAATGCGTCCAACTGAGCAGAACGAGCGTCCATCGGCGATTGAGGTGTCGGTGGGTAAGCATCGCGTCTAGTCATCTGGTTAGAAACGGGTGCAGGAGCCTGCATTGGGAACAGCTTAGAGCCTTGATAGCTCATGATGTCAGGCTGTGGCCCAACACCATAATTTTCTGCCATCTGATCAATGTCGCTAGGCTGGTTAGCGCCGCCAGTTTGGAAGTGAGTTTTCACAGCACCACCTTTGGCAAAAGCCATAGTAGCCATGCTTTGGTCGTCAAAGTATTTGCCGCCACCACCCATGCCACCACCACCAAAACCAAAGTCAGCGCCACGGAAATCGTAAGTGCCGCCTAGATCAACTGAGTTGTCACCAAGGTAAGTGTTTTTGTCGCTGTTTAATGAGAAGTCGCCAGCCATTGTTCCAACGCTGTTGCCAGAGTTGTCTAGGTTTTCCCAATCTTGCACTTCGTACTTGTCATTTAATTCGTTGATAGCGTCTTGAATACCACCAGTTGTTCCATCATCAGCGGCAACTAAAGTGTCGTTGTTTACTAGCGTAGTATCAGTTCCACCGCCACCAAAAATAGTGTCGTCACCAGCGGCTTCTAAAACGCTGACATCTTTTTTGTCTTTGTTTAAATCTGCGATGGTTTGCAAAATTCCATCGGTTGTACCATCATCATAAACACCACTGTCGCCACCATTAAGACTTGCAATGGTTTCTAAAATGCTATCTGTAGTACCGTCATCAGCGGCTACATCAGTAGTAATAACATCGTTACCAGTGCCACCGTTTAGTGTAGCAATGGTAGCTAGGATGCTGTCAGTAGTACCGTCATCAGAAATGACATCATTACCAGTACCAGCAACAATCGTGTCGTTGCCAGTAGCGCCAACAACGGTATCGTTTCCTGTACCGCCAACAATAGTGTCATTTCCAGTTCCACCAACGATAGAAGTAACTACACTGTCGTTACCACCACCACCAACAATAGATGTTACTGGGGTAGTAACTATTGGCGTAGTCACTGTTGGCGACAATGTTCCATACTTAGGAACCTGCAAAGTGTTGCCCCAACGGTTGTTAGTCGCGTTGTAAATGTCTTGACCACTGATGCCATACTTGTCCGCATATGCATTGATAGCCGCAGTGTTAGCTGTTGGGTTCTGAGTTGCGTAGTTTTGAATGTTTGTATTAAATTGTTTTAAACCCATGCCCTGTCCAGTGGCGGCATCAAATTTAGGGTTCGTAACATACTTGTAAGCATCAGACTTAGGCTCATTACCTGTTTGGAATTGAGCCTGCATGTATTGAGGCGTACCAAGCATGCGGTTCTGGTATTCAGTCTTGTAGGTGTTGTACAAGGCTTGGTCAGCAGGATAGTTGGCTTTGTCGATGTTGTACTTGGACAGCAAGTTGTCGTAGTTGGCTTGAGCTTTAGAAAGGTCGTCGCCCTTTAAAGCATCAGTGGCTACGGGTCGGACACCGGGGTCAATCGGCACACCCGTCCCCGAATAATTCAAACTCGGAGTCGCCACCCCAAACTGCTTCATCAATCGATCAAGTTCAAATCCCATGATGCTTCCTTAATTAACCGCCAAGAGCATTCAAGCCCTTGTATGTGTACAAGCCTGTTGCTAGTTGTTGCAACGCTGATGGCGAATATGTTGCGCCTGTTGTAGTGCCAGTATTAGTGGTCACTTGTGGCGTGATCGGAGCCATGCCACGAATCTGCGTGCTCAAGAAGTCAAGCTGTTGTTTAGGGTAGTTTTGCTGATTGATGTACTGCTGTTCTGCCGCAGTCAACTGTCGTTGCATCTGACCTTGCTGAGCCGCACCAGCCGCCTCCAAAGCCGCAGTGTCTGCGTAACCCATGCCCTGAGCTTGCTGAGCCATACCAGCCACATTCTGCAACGCAGACATCTGACGCTGATAGTCCTGAGCCTGAGCCGCTTGAGCCGCTTGAGCCGCAGACAAACCAAACTGTTGTTGAGCTTGACCTGCGCCAGTCTGCATCTGCCCCAAATTACCTAACTGAGACATCTGCTGACCAGTCAATTGACCAGAGGTCTGACCAAGGTTTGTCAGGTTCTGTTGCTGTTGACCAGTCAATGAACCAGCAGTCTGCGCAAGGTTCTGGTATTGACCAGCGCCCTGTAGAACACGAGACAAGTCTGCGCCAGAGATACTGCCCACAGTGCCTGCCAATTGAGCTTGACGAGCAAGGTCTGCTTGAGATGCTGACAAAGCCTGACCGTAACCTTGCTGAGCCGCTTGTGCTTGCTGATTGAGAATAGCTTCTTGTGTGTCACGCAATGCGCGTGAGCCAAACTCACCCATGCGAGTTCCACCAAACTGACCTGCTTTGATGAATTGGTCAGACACAGCAGGCAACAGGTTTTCGCTTAAATTACGAGCGCCCTGCTTGGCGATCACATCCATCACACCTTGCTGGTATGGGCTGTCATACTGACTAATACCTGAAGCGGCGCTTTTGGCGGCGGCAGTCAGGTAAGGATTAGCGGCGTTTAAAGCTCTGTCTGACAATGCTTGTGCAGTTGTTTGACTAGACTGTTGCATGTACGGACTAGCCGCACCCATGATGTCTTGCCGACCAGCTTGGGACAAGTAGGGCTGAGCCGCACCCACAATGTCCATCTTGCCTGCTTGATTAAAATAATTTTGACCTGCGTCTAAGTTTTTACCAACCAAGTCTTGACGCAAATATTGCCCTTGAGCAGTCTTCAATGCGTCAGCGGTTCCCTTAGTAGAGAAGTCTTTCATGCCTGAAGAGGCATAGTTCATGTCCCCCTTCCAAGCACCCTGCTGGTCTTGAACCTGTTTGTATGCTTGTTGCTGAAGAGGCGATAACTCAGCCACAGTTGGCAAACTGTAAGGCTGGTAGGGTGTGTTAGCTACATTAGTAGCAACCTGAATTTGGTTGTAGATTGCATCCTGCATCCACTTTGGTGTTTCAGTGGAAGAGGTAGTGTATGAAGTCGCCGTTTGTGGCGAACCTTGAAAAAGACTTCCCATTACATGGCTCCCTTTAGGTATGCAAGAGGTGATTTAGCGTTAGGGCTGAATTTGCCTTTGGCAAGCTGACGACCCTTTTGTTTGCGCAATTGGCTACGCATAGCGTCAAGGCGCTCGGCCCCAGCCTTTGTGGAACCATCCCCTAGAAGTGCAACTGTTTCGGCATCCATCACATATTCACCATCAGAGAGTTTGGCATCAATGGTGTCATCTCGACCTGAGCCTGATCCACGAGCCATATAAGCAATCTGTGAAAGCGCTCCTCCTCGTGCTAAACCCGCAGGACGCTGGACGGTCATATTATATGCGCCACCAGTGATTTGAGGCCATGCCTGCGCCATATATTGGCTTAAACCTAAGCCAGCATTGTTAGCGTCTTGTTGCATGCGGTTCCAGTCCCACTGGATAGATGGGCGGTTAAAGTATTCTTTCTTTTCAGGAGACATGGTGCTAACTGCCTGCTTAACATCAGGTGGAGCACTGCTCAAACTGCCTAACAAAGTAGCGCCAATCAAGGCGTTTTTCATTGTGAGTGGGCTAGAACCTGTTTGAGCGCCTGTTTTAAATTGACCAAGTGGGGATTGTGCTGGCGCATTAAGACCGCCACCCATGTCTTGACTGCCGTAACCTTGTGTAGCAATAGGGGCGTAAGGATTAAGTGCTCCTGCGCCGCCTTTTGTCAAAGCATAATCAATATTTTGACCAACTTCAGAAAATTCTGGGCCTTTGTAACCCATCTCGCCAGTCATAAAGTTTTTTGTTCCAAAACCAGCTTCTGGCACACCACTGTAAGAGTAGTCGCCACCTTTAGGCATTTTTAAGCCTTCAAGCACAGCGTCTGACGGCTTCATGCCAATGTTGCTTGTTTGTTGAGCAGGGCGAGACATGCTTGTAGCAAGACCAGTCAAACCACCACCAATGATGGCTGATTTAGGATCATAACCAGCGGCAAGCATGTTGCCAAATTGCCTACCACCAGCGGCTATTGAATTGTTACCTGTTAGATTACCAAGCTGTTGACCAGCATAAGTGCCTAATGCACCAGTTGCCGCGCCCTTCAAAAAGCCCTGACCAGATGCCACACCAGACATGCCACCAACCAAAGCGTTACCAAGGACATTTTGGCCTGCTGAGCCTAAGTTAAGCCCAAGAGAGCTGTTTGCGGCAGAACCAAGATATTCGCCTGCACCACCACCTAAGCCGCCAAGCAAAGCGCCTTTGAGGGGATCGCCACCAGTTAGGGCGGCAGTACCACCACCGATGACAGCGCCACCGACCATGGTAGCGGCAGTGCCTGTGAAGCCCATGGATGCGCCGATTGCCGACCCAGCCCCGGGGACAATAAAGTCCAACGCAATTGGCAACGCAATGGCTAAAAATTTCTTGAGACTAAACTTGTATTCAGGCAACCCAGTGCGTGGGTTAATAGTTCCTGAGCCACCCATGCGCTGTAGCATCTCTGCCTCGCGTGGGTTGATGTGCGCAAGCATCGTGTCGCCATGCCTGCCCATAGCCGCCAGACCACCTCTAGCGTAGCCCTTTTGCTTTGTGCGCTCCTGCATGCCATACAGCAATACCAGCAGGGAAATAATAATTACAGGGTCAAACTGCTCAGGCAAATCACCCTCTTCAACCATGTCGTCTTGCACTGCGGATGCGACGATCTCAGGGTACTTGTCAGGGTTGTTCAGAGCAAACTCAAGCAACTTGACTAATTCGTCTAAACCCTCTGTCGTAATTGGCATGTCCCCAATTTGGTTCTCAAGGGTCAGGATTGCCTTTGAGAACCGTGGGTCGTTCTTTGCTATTTCAAGAATCTGTTGCTTATCCATTTGTCACTCCAATTAAGACAGCGATTGAGCAAACCGCTCAGCCCAGTCACGCCAATCATCAAAATCGTAAGGCAAAGGAAAGTTTCTGCCTAGCGATGTATTGTTTAAAAACTGCATAGCCCAGTTCTGCCAGTCGTCACCATCAAGACGACTAAGCGCCCCATAGCTGTCCAGATCGAGCGCAATCTGGTCAGCCCAGTCATGGAGCGACATGTAAGAAGGACGAGTAATTGTGGTCATCCAAGCACCGTCCTGTCGCCAGAATCAATGTGTCCAATAATCTGACCCATCTGATAATTTCCACCCACAGCATTAGACTCAAAGCGCACACGCAACTCACGGCGCTGTTCTTTGAGCATCACAATCTGTTGGTATGGCTCTGAAGCTGTCTCAGGAAATGAGAACACACTGCTAGAGACTTCAGGCGCTCGAGCGTTAGCGCGACCTGTGACTTGCACGGTCATGGGGCCATTCTGGATAAAGTCAGGCTCAATCTCTGTGATCCGCAGATACTCGTTCTTACCCTGTGGCAGTGAGGACAAGTCTGCTGTTTCAAAGTAGGATTGAATTGGCAATGTTGATTGACCCTCAACAGCATCAACGCCTTGCTCATGAATCCACACACGATAACCACTTGTTGTAGGAATGCAGTCTGTCAGCAAAGGTGCGGCAAAGCCGTTGTTATATCCACCAGATGCTCGACCAGAGGCAGGCAGTTCTGTGTCATACCAAGAGTTCTCGCGCACATTGTAAATAATGGCATGTGTGCATTCAGTTGCTTCACCCCTTGGATAGCACCACCAGATTTCGCCAAAGTGAGGCACTTTAAATGCAAACACTTTAGCGCGATGATCTGGATTTACATTGTCAAAGAAGTAGTTCAAGTTCATTGCATTAGGCACTTCACGCACCACGCCATTGAACATTAAGAAGCGGTCAACACCACACCAGAAGAACACGCCATCGTAGTCCACCACACAGTCAGGTGACATGATTGAAGTGTCTGTTGCAATGGTGTCAAACTGAAATACGGTTGCACCACCTGTAAAGGTCGCACGGATCACAGCGTCATAAGCCCAAAACAGTCCTGCTGGCGCTGATCCAGAGCCTGCACGCAGTGGCATGCCCTTGACAATCTTTTGACCCCATACACGAGCTATGCCTGATCCTGAGCCACTTAGATCAGTAAAGTCACCACCAACAGACCAGCCCACAATACCAGCAGTACCGTAGTAAAACAAATAGGGAAACAGCATCACAATGCCACCAGTGGTGTTAGCACCTGCTGGCAATGGAATCTCAACTAAGGGTGCGGTTCCAAGCACATCACCATAGAAAATCTGACCACCAGTGTCGTTACACACACACTGCAAATTAGGCGCTACATGCGCAATGATGGAGTTGTATGTGGTTGATGCGTCATACGATGTCTGAAACATCCACTGGTTGTAAGCAGAACTAACCAAAGCATTTGCGCCACCAGTCATGTTAGTCACTGTGGTTGTGATCGTTGTCGTGTTAGCCACCACCACAAACCCGTTAGTAGCTTGCCCAGCAGTTGAGGCTGTAATGGTGATCACCGCGCCAACAGCAACAGCGCTGTAATTTGGCGTAGATGTAAAAGCGGTAATGTTTGCCGCTAAAGCAGTTGCAGTTGTGGGCAAGTCAGTCGTGAACGCTACAGCACCTGATGTAATCGTTACGCCATTGACTGTGACGCTGTTAACTGATCCAGCGCCACCACCAGTCAAAGTAACTGTTCCAGTTGCGCTAACAGCTACAGGGGTTCGGTTACTGATGACAGAACTGTTTGTAGTTGCGTCAATCGTAAAACGCTCAACTTTAGTTGCGCCTGCTGAATGACAATACTGTAAGCTCTGCTGAGTAAAGCTATTAAACCCGCGAGAAATCTCTGTCAGGTATTTATTGATTGAGCGATACCCTAGAATCTTTCTAGGCAAGCCACGCTGAAACCTGACCCACTGTCCGTCAATGTAAAAGTCACCATCGTACCTAGTACCATCTCGCTTGATACCAGCAAGAGACTTTAGGACTATTGTGGATTCTGGCATCAGTAAGTCCCGCCATTAACTACGCCAGCAGGCGCAACACCTAGTGCAGTCCAAGCCGCTTGTTGAGTAGCCGCTGTAAAAACAGAAATACCAACTGAAGTACCACCAAGGTTAATCAGAGCACCACCTGCTGTAGTAGCTCCTGTGCCACCTTGTGCAACAGTAATTGGGTAGCTTGCTGTTGTTGTATCAGCGTCAACTACATCACTGCCATCGCAGTAATAAATACCTCGTGTGCCTTGACCAACTGCAAGACCAGTTCCAGCGGAGGTCTTAACAGTCAGTGTGTAAGCACCTGTCGTGGCATTGTCAATCCAATACTGCTGAACAGTAGCAGGCACAACCACAATACGGTTTCCAGTTAGCAATCCTGTAAACTTGTAAACAATACGGTTTAACTCTGATCCTGTAAGGGTGTATGTCCCAGTGCCAGCAATGCTGATCACTGTGTAGTCAAACACAAAAACAGAAGCCTGACCAAACCCTAATGTGTAGAAGTTTGTGCCATCACTGATGATCACAGATGACTCAGTAGGCTGGTAGGCTTTTGTTGCTAAACCATCAATTGTGTTAACACCAGAAGGCGTGAGCACAACCTGACCACCACCTGAGTTGCGCAAGTACATGAACCAGTTGTTGCCCACCGTAGCCGCGCTAGGCAGTGTCAAAGTTCCTGACCCTGAACCAGTCCACAAATACATTTTTGCGCGGTCTGAGTCGCCTGCGGTGTAGTTTGTGTTGAACTGCGTAATAGGTACAGATTGAGACAACAATGTGCCTACAGCCACAATGCCAGTACCCGCAAGGGCAGAAGCGTTAGCCTCGGATACCGTAGCGCCAAACTGCAATGACTCCCACAAACCATTTGTTGTGGTGTTGCTAGTCAAATAAATCTGATACACCGTCCCAGCGGCAATCGACGCAACTTGCGTACCACCAGCGTTCTTAACTATAAAAGTTTGAGCGCCTTGGTTGTTAAACAGAATAGTGTTGCCAACGCCACTCTTTTGAGCATCAGGCAAGAAGATTGACCTGCCAGCATTAGTGGCTGTCACATCGATGATGCGGGTCGCTAGGTTAGTGTTAGTCGAGGTTTCCTCGGGCCAACTTAGCGTCACATCCGTAGTCGTCAGCGTTATGGCGCTGTAGCTTATTTCGCTTGGGTAGATGTTTGCTCCACCAAAGACATCTGTATAGATAGGCATTACGCTTCACTCCTAGTTGCTGTGCGATCCATGATGCGCTTTAAGTCTTCGCCATTGAGCGCCTGCGCCGCACGGTCATACATGGCTTGCCAAGTCTGAATGCGCTCGTCCTTTTTAAGAAACGGCGTTGCCTCTAGCAAAGTCGCATACAGCAACACATCAGGGGCGTATTCAGTAAGCCAGTTGGTTTGTAAGTCATCGCCCAGAAGGGCAGGTTGCTCGTAGTACAGGACTTCAAGAGTCTGCACCGTAGAAGGTGTTGGGGTAATCAACCAATTTTGGTAGTCGTAGTCAGCATAGAACTGAGGGGCGGCGGTCTGGGCTTCGTTAGGCCAATAACTGCGGCAATACTCGTATGCTCGAGCAAAAATGGGCGATCCGTTGACAGTCATGCTGATGGTGTCTCGCCACCTATCAGGCTTTAGATAGACAGCCACGCCAACGGATAAAGGGGTACTCACCGCTCGGATGAACCCCATAATTTTAAGCTCTCGCGCAATTCTGCGTTCGCCCAGTGTAATCAACCGAGGCAGTTGGTCGTAGACGATCTGGTCGCTTTCTTGGGTGAATCCACGCTCAAGATAACGGCGCACATCTACGAGCAGACTGTCGTAGGTCATGGTATAGCTCATAAATACTCCAATAGTATTAGCCGCTGATACAGCATGCGCCTAGAAAAAATTATACTCCTGAACCCTTTGCGGAGCAAGAATCAAGAAAGAAACAGTGCTTTTTCCGCATCTCTGCGTTTTTTTAACCCTAGAAGAACTTTACCACCAGCCATGCAGTACAACAGTAAAGCATCAGCCGCGCCCTCCCAATCACCCCTGTTGATTTTCATCCGAATAGAAGAGCGCTGAAAAGCCCCCACTCCAGCGTTGAAGGCAAAGCTGACGCACGCATCGAAAGCGCCTTGACGACCAGATAAAGCGGGAGCAAGTCGTAGAACACCAAGTTCAGTAGGTCTGACATCATCCTCGAATAGTTTCTCGATCTCTTCTTTAGTCCAGACACGGTTGTCCTCCTGTTTTAAGGGCATCTCTTTTCGGATCATGGGTGTATCTTTACCCTCTACCCTGACTACAGGTAAACGGATTTGATCTTGGTACAAAACATGACCATAGCCAATTGTCCAAATATGGGCTGGGCAGAGATACGGTTTAGTCCTGTACCCCTCCCACTGGTGCATTAAATCAGCGCCAGCCTTGCCCAGTTTCATTTTTTGCTCCAGCTTCTAGAACCAAACCAGAAACCAATAATGCCTCCAAGCATTGCCATTTCGTCTGTGGAGAAAATGATTTCAGACAAGCGGATCAGGTCTTCCATGCTCATGACAAGCTGTGGGTTGCTGTAGGCGTAGTAAGCAATCCAGCCATTGATGGCACACAGTTCTAGCACAAAAATGTAAGTCACCATTGGGCGAACTGTACCGACAAAGTTCACCACCCAGCGGCTGGCGTTGTCCATGATCTTCTTGTCGTGGTCATAAGCCGCTACAGTCATCTGCGCGTCTGTTTCCATTGCAATCTGATCAGTACGAATTTCCTCAATCTTTTGTTGAGCGGCGTAACCTTGAGCTAACATCTGGAGTTGTAACTCCATCTGGACACGAGCAAGAGCTAACTCATGGCGCTGGTCAGCCTTGTTTTGGAAGAAATCTAGTAGTTTAGGTAAGCCTGATATAAGCAGACCGCCAAGGGTTGATATGAGTGAAAGCATGGTTAGTCCTTACATTTAGATTTGTCGTCATTTTGCATGAGTTTGATACCAGACAGGAACCCAATCATGCCTCCGATAAGAGTAGAAAAAGCGGGTGAAATCATTTTGAAAATCTCTGCGTTGTCCACTTCCTTTGCCCACAGACCCAACATAAAGCTGATTACCATAGCCAATACGGAGATACATAGGGTTGTGCTTACCATGAGCGTGACCCACAGCGTCAGCTTTTCCTTTGTCTCCACTTGGGGTTTTGCTGGAGTTCGTGTTGGCTTTCTCGTCATACAAGTTTATCAATCTCGCGTTTAAGGTTTGTGATGTCAATGTTCAGCGTTATCTGCCGCATCCTGTATTCATAAATCTCATACTCATACTGGTGGAACTTCTTTACCGTATTGTCAATCTGTACTTGCAAAGCGTATTCGGCGTTTTTCTTTTCCACCCTCTTTATAAACAGTTCCTGTTGCACCATTGCTTGAGGCTGGACGACTGGATACCACTTGTCGTAACTGACTTTCATTTCTTTTCTCGCTCAAGTGCATCTTTGTATCCATGAATAACTTTAGTTCTGAGTTCTGCTGAGTCTGCCGCGCCAGCCCACTCTGACAAGTTGTTCCACATGACCACATAATCTTGAGATCGACAGTGCTTTGCATTGTTTGTTAGCCACATTGACATCTGCTGATGGCGCTCGGATGGATTGTGGATTGTCCAAGCAATCGACCAAAATTCGCGAACATGACAGCCATTCTTGGCTGTGGCTCCAACTAGCCCCAACAACAGTAACAGTATGAGCCAACGCATTTACCACGCCCAACTCCATGCAATGATGTAGGTGCTAAAAAGTACAAAGGCAACTAAAAGAGTCGCCGCAATAAATGCTTCGACCCAGTCCCACATGACTATGCGTTCAGTGCATCCAAACGACCCCATGCCCAGTCAGCGGCGGCAGAGGGATCAAAAGGAATAGTAGCTTCTAAATTGTTAGGCTGTGTTGGATCAGGCTGTGTCCAGCTTGCGCCAACTGTTGTCAAATAAGCCAACAAGTCAGCTTTAGTTGCAATAGCTTCAGCGTCACCAATGTCATCAGTTTCAGAGATGCCAACCATGACCATGTCGCGGGGGCTAGGTGTGCTAGGGTCAGCAACCACATACACGCCACCAACACCTTCAGGGTGCAGGCAGAGGAATGTAGGGATTGTGCCATCAGCGGCTAAACGATACTTCATCATGCGATGTGCCATTTTTATGCTCCTTGGGCGTACTGCCCGCTAAAAAGATATGCGCCAAAATGTCCAAGTTCGCACCAAGGCGCGGCCCAGACGGTTCCACCATGCTCACGGTACAAGTGGCAGAAGTTGTAGTCCTCAGACAGAAGCTCATGATCGTAGTTCTGTACCTTGAAGTAGTCGTACACCTTCTCGCCTTTAGGGATGGTTACACCCCCGTTGTCATACCAGCCCACATGAGGCTGTAGTTTCTCAAAAACATCGCGGCGAATCAACATAAATCCTGTGCCAATATGCTTTACCTGAAACGGCAAGTCTGGGCTAATCATCTCGTGACCGTCCAGCTTGTTTAAATTAAAAATGCCCGTCAACTTGTGCAGGGCGGGATGGTTCAGAACAGCGCCCTGACGAACCCTGTCCCAGTTAATCCCCTTCATAGGGACTGGGCCACCCACAATACCTTTGTCAGCTTTAATCATTCGGGCAATGTCGTTTGCCACAAACTTCTGGTCAGCGTCAATAAAGATCAGGTGGGTTGCATCCTGCATCTGCATAAAGTGGTGCGCGATGGTATTTCTGCCACGTTGCACCAGACTCTCATTCCCAAGGAATATGCACGTTAGTTTGATGTTGTTCATCAGGCAGGCTTCCTTGAGCGCCAGCAGGGACTCCGTGTACTCAGTACACATCATCCCCCCGAAACACGGTGTGCCGACGACTAGGTGCATTACTTGTTTTCCAACTGTGGTGTGTTGGTCAAGGACGTAGGATCAAAGACAGAGAAGCCACGACGGGCGGCAAAGACTTCAGGGTCTTTCTCCCACTTAT